TTATTCAACATCCACTGCAATGGCATTTAGTGCCGTTGGTTCTTCTGGTCAATTATTTCAATCGTCTGGAACTACTGCTCCTGGATGGACAACTTCAACTTATCCAGCAACGAATGCGGTTAGCACTCTTTTATACGCCTCAAGTGCCAATGTAATGGCAGCTTTAACTACGGTTGATAGCGCTTCTCTAGTGACCGATGGCTCGGGCGTTCCAGCATGGCAAGCATTAGGTGCTGGACAGATTTTGGTTGGAACAACTGCGGGCGCTCCGGCGGCAACTGCTATTAATTCTGGCGCAGGAATTTTAGTTGCAAATGGTTCTGGATCAATCACCGTATCGGCCACAGGCGGTGGTATAGGATGGGTTTCTCAAGCATCAACACCCGTAACAGCCGCAATTAATACGGCTTATGTTGTAACCGATGCAAGTACTGTTACTTTTACGCTCCCAGTCACAGCTGCTTTAGGCTCTGTAGTAAGAATTGCAGGACATGGAGCAGGTGGATGGGTTCTTTCCCCAGGAGCCGGTCAAACTATTCTATGCAATGGAACAAGTGCTTCCACGAGCATCACTTCAGGCGAGGCTGGGGATTGTATAGAAGTAGTTTGCACTGTGGCAAACACAACCTGGAACACATTATCTTATGTCACCTTGGCTGGCTTCACTATTTCTTAATAAGGATTAAATCATGTCTACTGGAATAAATGGTGTAGGTAACGCGCTCACTGGCCAATCTGGAACCGGCGCATTCACAGGGAATGTTAGCCCTACGATTACGACTCCTAAGATTGTGACCCAGATTCAAGATGTGAATGGCAATCCCATTATAGGTCTGGGCGCGGCCGCTTCTGCTGTTAACTATATATCAACGACAAACGCCGCTACCAACCAATCGGTTCAAGTGAATTTCACCGGTTCTGATACGGATGTTTATTCAGTTTTTGCCAATAAAGGTGCAGGATCATTTTCATTTAAAACTACAAATACAAGCGGTGTAACTTATTTCACAGGAACTGCTCTCCAACACACATCCAGCTTTATTTTTGCTAATACTGCAAACAATAACAATTTTACATTCCCAGATGTAAGTGGGACTGTTGGATTAATTATTGCTGATACAACCTGGTCTCCCGTACTAACTGGGTCAGGCGGAGGAAGTGCAACGTATGCACTTCAATCTGGCTCTTATACCCAGATTGGAACTAGGGTACTCTTTGATTTAGCTATAGTGATTACTGGATCAACTTTATCAGGAAATATTACCATTACAGGATTGCCCATAACAAATGGGGCATATTATGTTGCATTATCTATTACTGCAACTTCATTAGGTGCAACATCCACACCAAGTTTAATGGCAGATATTGTACCGTCATCATCAGTTATTAATCTATTTACATTTGTCGCTGGATCAACAACTGCATTGACAGCTACAAATCTTGATACAAGTGCAGTTATCTTAATTTCAGGGCAATATCACATCTAATTAACCAACGGAATGTAATCATGGCGTTCCAAAAAAGGAGCATCAAATGTCACAACTATCGGTAATCTTAGAAGAGTTCGCAGCAAAGGCTAAAGAACTGGAGGCTTTGTTACAATCGCATATAGCAGAGATTACAGACATCGTAGGGGCTCTATCTCCAATTATTGAAGTTCTTGTTCCTGGAAGTGCTGGTATTATCGGAACAGTGAATGAGGTGGTCAATGCTGTCAGTACTCTTGCCCCTGCTACTGCTTCTGTGTCTCAATCATCCTCATCTAACGCACCTGTTGCAACTAGCTAATGGAGTGTTCATAATGGTTAAGTTGACTACTAAGAAAAGAAAAGAATTACCTAAGAGTGAATTTGCAGGCCCTGACCGTTCATATCCTGTGAACAATAAAAGTCACGCCGCTAACGCAAAAGCTAGGGCGTCAGAGATGGAAAACAAAGGGAAACTGTCTCCTGCTGGAAAGGCAAAAATAGACGCCAAGGCAGATAGAGTACTTAAACTAAAAAAGAAATGAGGAAATAAAATGGCCAAAGAGATGAAATCAAAAAAAGAAGTCAAGAAGCCAAAAAAAATGGTCATGGATAAGCATCCTGATGCTAAGCAAGATGCTAAAATGATGAAAAAAATGGTTAAAAAAGACTGTATGAAATAAGGATAGCCATGGACATTAAAGACGATTTTGGTTGGAAAAAACCCAAAGAAGATTTTAGTTTCAATGAAAAAACTGACGTCCCGCTTTATAAGCGCGGCTCATCATACAACAATTACAAAGAAATGGTTCCAGATTCAATGAAGGGCGTAAAAGGTTCAGAGAAAAACATCATTAATAAATCAGATTATACACAACGAGGGGCAAAATAAAATGGGTATTCTTTCTATTCATCGCGATTGGGGGATCACACCTGCCATCGTTCGTATCAGTACAACTGACTCTTTAGCTATAATTACTACTCCTGGATATATTCTGGCACAACAAGCGAATATTGAGCTTGTAAATTCAGGAACTTTTGAATGGGATCCAACCGATTACGTATTGGTTTATTATAGTGACAATGGCGGATCATGGGGATTCTTTAGTTACGTCCCTTCTACTCAATCTTTGGTTCCAGCGTCTAACCAAAAAACCGTTTCAGTAACTTTGACAGCTGCTCAAGTATTAGGTATGTATGCAGCGCCTGTATTGATTGTGGCTGCACCTGCAACTGGATTTGCTGTATATCCAGTTGCAGCGCAAATAACCACTTTGGTTAGCACTGTGTTTGCAGGCGGCGGTGCTGCTCAATTGCAATGGAGTAATGCTGTTCATGCAACAGGTACTTTGGCCTTAGATGCGGTTACCCCTGCTGCTGAAATTACTGCTGCAACATCACAGGTTTACACACAATACGGAGTGGTAACTACAACTGCCAATGCTATTGCTACAGTAAATGGAATTGGATTGTACTTCAGTAATGCTACTGGTGCGTTCACAGGTGGAGCTGGATCAACAGTTACCGTTTCAGTAAGTTACATGTTAATTCCTGTGTAATAAAAAAGGCTTGACCCGCTGCACAAGTAAGGTTAAGTTATCGAAACAAGGCCGCCAAGCCTCTGGAACTAAAAAATCCATGCTCAAATCGTGCGGTCTTCCTGTTCCATAAATAAAAGAGAGACAACATGAATAGACAATCATTAGAAACAAGAAAAATTGATTTACAACGCAATATTGATAATTCATTATCAAACCACAATGGTCTATTGGGGCGTTTGGCAGAATGTAATTATCAGATTGAAGAGTTAGATAAAAAAGAAGCGGCCGCTAGATTATCATGTGCTAAAGTAGAAAAAACAAAAAAAACAAAGAAAGCTTCATCCATCAAAGCTCCTTCTATCAAAGATGCTGCGATAAAAACCGATAAAGCTTAGTCACACCCTAACAACAGCCACAACGCATAAGCGTGCAACCGTTTAGTAAAAACGAACCTTGGGTGTGTTGCAGTGGCTGTCAATTCCATACCGTGTTAAAATTCATTTGAGGCATGGTTTTAAATTCTCTTTTTTTCCATGCCTCGCCTATGAGGTGATTATGGACGAACTTACGCAACGCATTGCAATTCATGAGGGTTTTGATTCTAAGATGTATCGAGATACGCTTGGAAACTGGACTATTGGATACGGCACATGCTTATCAGACGGAATTACTCAGCATCAAGCGCAATTACTCCTTGAAGATGGTATTCAGATTGCCAAAGATGATTTAGCAGGAAAGTCATTCTATGAGGGCCTAGACCCTGTGCGCCAGGGCGTTTTGATTGAATTTGTCTATAACATTGGCATAGATGGTCTTCTTTCATTCAAGCAGATGCTACAAGCAATTTCCGTAAAAGATTGGGCAACTGCTGTTGCTCAAGCCCGTGATTCAAAGTGGGCAAAAGAAGTAGGTTCAATCAGAGTAAACGACATGTGTGCGAGGCTACTGACAGGTGAGTATGCTTCCTGAAGAAGTCGAAGAAGTGCGCGTCATGACGATTGTTCGCAAACTGCGGATTAAACTACTACCAGAGCAAGCAGAGCAGGTTAAGCTCTTCTGCTGGATTCGTAGCAGACCTGATTTAGAGCCTTATGCCATGCATTTGGCGAATGAGCGCAAGACTTCTTTTATCACAGGCACGCTTCTTAAGATAATGGGCGTAAGAGCTGGCGCAAGCGATGTCATGCTTCCTATTGCTCGCCAAGGCTTTCATGGTTTGTTCGTCGAGCTGAAAGCAGGGAAAGGACGCATGACACCTAACCAAAGAAAGTTCCTAGCCGACATGACCACACAAGGTTATTTATCAGTATGCTGCACAGGCTACGAATCAGCCCGTGCATTTATCGAGGCTTACATGGGCGACGGCAATCTATCCAACATTTGCACGAATCGCGTAGCTTGATTATGGTTCATAACCTCTACACTGTCTGCTTTTAAATACTTCAAAGCCTTAGCCAATTTCTCAGCTTCGACATTCTTTTCGCTTAACATCCCTGAGATATAATCCAATTCATCATCAGTTATCGTCGCAAGGTCTTCAGCCGTGAGTTCAACAACTGTAGTTTCGTGTCTAGGAGCATCCATTTTATCAGCGTCTGTTCCTTCGCTTGCCTCCTGCGTTGAATGCATATCAATATCTTTATTCACCATATTTGAGCTATCTTGAGGGGATTTAATTTCATCGACTGTTACTCCTTGTCGTTGTTTGTATTGTTGCTTGAGCAATTCCGTTCGCGACTTCGGAGAAGATTGCGTCATGGTTGTTTGTGTGGTGAACTCTGCGTCTATGTAGTCTGATACTTCCTCCGCTATTTTGATGCCACGTAATGCGTCTGGGAAGGCGTCACGGCATGCGAATGAGCGGGCACGCATCTTTAGCATGCGCGCAGGATATTGCTTCCATGGCCCTGGTTTTTGCAATAAACCTGCTCTAGTGGCATCATCCAAAGAAAACACAGAAACTTTATCTGCTCTACCTCTTCTTTTAACTGTGCATTTAAAGGCAGCCACTATCGAACCATTTAAAATTGGCTCTTCTATAATATCCACGAAATCAGGGTGTTTCATGACTACCGCAAGAAGGCCATCCCCCCAAATTACGGGTCTCCCGTTGATTACCGCAATATCTTGAATCGACTGTTCGATACTTAAACCTAACTGATATCCCATGCTCATTGCCACGAAAAGGTCTGTAGGTCGTCCGGTGAAGCACTTAGGGATTACCCCTGATTTAGAAAGCTCCATTGCTAACTGACGGTAGTATGGAGCTTTTGATTCTGAGAATAGTGAATCATTAAGAATTGTATCTTTCTGGTTATTCAATTGACTTTGCAAAGTCATTACTTGTTCTTTCAATATCGTTAATTCGTTGCTCATCTTCCTAGCTCCCTTCTCATTTTGAATACTTTCTTGCGTAGCGCTTCAAGGTCTTTTTCTAGTTCTCGGAGTTCTTCTAGTTTTTCTTCCTCTGAGTTCATTTCGTACTTTGCTTTGATTCCTGGGAATATTTCATCGAATAGGTCTGACATGGTTTTCTCACTCTTCTTTTTTTGTTAGTAGCATTGGCAATGGTGATCTAGGGAATATTTTTGCTAAAGAGCATACTTTTTCTTTCGCAATCTGAAAACATTCTTTGTAAGGTATATCTTTAGACATACTATCTTTGAGAGAAATTGCTATGGCTTCGTCAGCCATTTCAATAAGTCTTAATTGACGAATAGACATAACATCTCTTGCATTAGGAAATCTCTCCTCTAAGATAAAAAGTCCGGTCAATTCCATCCTAGAAAAGTTCATATAATATTTTTCTGCTGACTTGCTGCCTTGTTCTTTTGCATAAATAATGAATCTTTGTATGATGTCAGTACACTCTTTTCTCATTGCTTTTGTTTCTGTGCGAGAAGAAAGCCATTCAATGTTTTTTTCATTTGAAACCTTTGTCAAAATTATTTGGCGCATATGATAAAACTGCTCAACCAATTTAATTTTGAAATCAATTACCTCTGGCGAGTTTTTCATTAACGCTATTAGCAGAGAGGCCTGAAGTTCACTCAACAAATATACGTCAACTTCTTTTTTCCATACCCTTCTTTTGGTAGTGCCTATATTAGCAAACGCTTTTATTTGAGCATGGGTTTTTAATAGGGCAACGATGGAACGATGCTCCATGTTTAAACCTAAAGCTAAGGATGCTGAATCTGTAAACACATTATTTCCTATTATTACTACTAATTTATTTTGCATATCAATCCTTAATCAAGCAATTAATCACATGATTATTATAAATCAAACAAATAGATATGTCATTTGAAATAACAGATTTATTTGTTTGATTTTCACTAATTGGTCAATTATATGCTAGATTAAGTTTCAAAAAGTAGGGTTAGATTTACTTCACTAAAAACGAACGACCTCTTTTGCCACTCTTCCAGGTACAAAGAGCCTTCCCTGCCCCATCGGTCAAAGTATCACTTTCACCCATGTACGCCATAATATTCATCTTGGACTTTTCCATTAATTCTTCATAACCAGATATCCTAGTTTTGCACTGAACATAAGCGGCAAGATTGCTGTCAATAAAATCAGTCGATACAACTTTGTTTTCAGGAACAGAAGTCGGAAACTTCAATTTATAATCATTCAAATTCACAAGCGCAGGTTCTGTCTTAGTCTGTACGCATTCCCAGAATTTTAAATCAGCTTCTAAAATCATGCTTTCTAGTTCTTGGTCACGTTCGTACTCGAATTGTAGGTACTCATTGCCGCCAATTAGGATTGCGAAGTAACCTTTGTCGGCTTCGGAAACCATAACTTGCTTTGCAATCTGAATAAGGTATTGTGCTGGTACGCCGTCTTGGAAAGAATCATCCCACTCTTTGCGCATGAATGAGCCAACGTTCTTTACTTCTACAACTGCGTTTTGAATCGGTATATAACCATCCAGGTTCGCGAACAGAAAGTCATAGTCTTTATGATGGACTGTATCGGGTGTCGTAACGTCAACACCGTTTAATTCTGCGAAGTGCTGCAATATAACAGACTCAAGTTTGTTTCCCCAGAACTGACGTTCAGTTTCGACTTGCTCAGTCATTGTTATGATGCCGGTCTTTTCTAGGAAGAGCTCGTATGGGGTTTTATATGTGCTTGCACCCATGATGATTGGACTATCCGAGGCTCCAATTCCCTGTAATCTGGCCTTTCTCTGCTCTTCTGTAATCAAGGTAAATCTCCACTTTTGTAATGAAAGCAAAGTATACTACAAACATTTGTTGACGTAAACAAATATTTGTATGATAATGTAAAAAAAGAGCAACAAGGACAACAATGGCGGTACGAAATGACATTAGACGAAGCAGTACAATTTTTTGGAAGTGGTAGACAGATTTGCATGGCGTTGGGGATTAGTCCTCAGAACTATACGCATTGGCGGTCACGAGGGTTTATCCCTGGGTTACAGCAATATAGGCTTGAGAAACTATCAGAAGGGAAGCTTAAATCAGATGATGGAAAACGAGGAATTACAGGAGTTCCGGGCATGGAAACGTGCGAAGGATAAGAACGAACTAGAAGAGGCTTTCCATGCGCTTGAGCAGTCTATCAAGCCTGGCAATGCTCGCGGTTATAATTGCGTTATGCCATCATTGGCGTATAAGACTTTGGCTGTTGCTTTGTTGGCTTTGAAAAAGGAGATAATTCCTTGATGTATTTTGCGTGGGCGTTGTTATCAATTTGCGTTGTGGTTTTTTCAATTTATTTGGGTGTCGCAATGCCTTTAATTTCGTACAGAATTAAGCGAAAAATACGCAGGATTATTTACAGAATTAGGAGTTATTTTAGATGAATTTTAAAGGTTTTTTAACTAAGGAGAAAACAATGGGTAAGTATATTAATTTCAAGAATATTTCATCAAAAAAAGTAACACTAAAAGCACCGGTTTATTTTTATATGGATAGATGCAATATTATGGAGTCATTGAATATTAAAAAATTTGAAGATGATGACAATGAATTTGAGGTTCAAGTATCGACAGTGTATTCAGGTGGCTTTAATGTTTGGTTTGATAGTATAGAAAAAGCACAAAAACTATATGACTTTCTAGTCAATATGCTTATAAATGATATTGGCGGCCAAATTGATTTAAACGATTACAGATAATTAACCATGGGGCGTAGATGAAAATCGACATAGATTACCTAGACTTTCAGAGTCTTATTTTATACGCAATGCGCTACGCCCTAGGTCGTAAAACGTTTGCAGTAAGTGATGTTGCAGAGATGATAGAAGACCACATGCAGGAACTTAACAAATCGACTATGGAATTAATGGTTAGAGACATAGAAAAAGAAAGTGAAAGGCACAATTTAGGCATGGAAATGGACAAGAAAATTTGGCTGGATTTGGTGGTTAAATTGAAAGGAAGATTAAAATGAAAAATATCAAAATTTTCGAAGTATTACGCGATAATTTACGGGAAGCAAAGCAAGATTTAATGAATCATTTAGCGGATAATTACATAGATATAGACTACGATTCTAGGCTGATTATTGTAGGTGAGATACGTGCGTTATCTTCTGTTATTGCGCAGTTGCGTGGCATAATTAAGTGGGGAGATGTTGAATGAACGAGGATTTGATTTATAATTTTGCCTTTGAAGTAAACAAATGGATATTAATTATTAAAGGGCTTGATTATGTCGTAATGCCTGGCCTGCATGAGCTTTTTGAGGTTTCAAAATCTGATTTTGCTAAGCTTATACTTTCTTCAGAACATGACATCAATCAGTATCGGTTTGTTCTTTCGATAAAACAGATTAAGTAGTGGAGATGTTACTAATACTTATGCAGAACAACCCAAGGCACGTCCTGGTGTGGAATTGCTAAGAGCTGAGACCAATAACTATCTGCGATACGGTAGGCCAGCCACAAGCATCCGTTGTAACGCGCAGAGTTGTTCTGCACCCTTTATGAGACACGACAAGCCTACCAAGCACTCATGAGTCTAAATACTTCTGGAAGTGAGCGGAGGTTCGATTCCTCGGGGCTGTGGAGACGTCGCCACCGTGTCTCACCATAAACCTCTCGCCGATAAGAGGCTCGACGGTTAAGAAAACCGCTTTAAATATCGAGACAAAGGCCGTTACTGGACGTAAACCAGCATTCCCTCATAGAACACAATTTAACCATTATTAGAACAATTTGTTTTTAATCTGGATTGACAAGCTATTGATTTTACAGTAATGTAGGTTTTAAAGGACGAGCCGTAATCTCGTCCCCAAGACCTGCCCTAGTGGGCAAGGAGTGATTTAGAGAAGGCCTTCACACCTTTCTAAATCTATTGAATGCTTAACGTGATAGGAGTCACATCAAACATGCTCACAATTATAACACCAATCATTTACCTGTCAACATTTGTTTGCATCAACCTAGCTATTTTTTTTCGTTTCTTAACTGAGAGGGATTTTTATCATGCGTAAATTGCTTATTGCACGGTCATTGCTACATGGCAAAGGAATGCCAATTTCTTATCACAAGTTTACTGTTAAGCGTCAGGAAGAGATTTTGAGGGGTATGTTATGAATTATTCCTTCGATCATATTGTGGCAACAAATCACGGAGTCAATGAGGCTATCTTTTTAAACAATTTAGCTTTTTGGATCAGAACAAACTGGGCAAAAAATAAAAATTTTCATGATGGACGAACTTGGTCTTACAATTCATACGCTGGATTTATTAAGTATTTTCCTTTCTGGACAGAGAAACAAATTAGGACAATTGTTAACAGTTGTGAGAAGCAAGGGTTATTGTGTTCGTCTAATTACAATACTGCAAAATATGATCGCACAAAGTGGTATTCTTTAACAGATAAAGGGTTAAAGCTCTTTCCTGACCTCATTTGCCCAAATGGGCAGATGGAAGAGACAGATCAGGCAGTACCATCTGCCCAAATGGGCAGACCTATACCAGATATAAACACAAATATAAAACAAGATAATAATATATGCGTAAACGAAGAAACCGAAACCACACCTGACCATTGCAACGCTAAAGCGTCGCGTAATTTACTTGCTGAAAAGCTAAAGCCCTATACAGACACCTGGAATGAGCTAGCGGTACCCAAAGGCTGTCCAAAGATAGGGAAGGACAAGCGCCAATTGAAGACCATCGAGAGGCATATCAAACAAATTGAAACCGAGTGGGAAAACAAGTTCAACCCTGAAAGCTTTCGTATCTGGTTAACCAAGGCTATTGATTCAGAGTTTTTTATGCTGACTAATTTTAAGCATCCGATGGATATTTGCTTACGATATAAACACTTCACCGCAGCTTATGATAAAATTATGAACACAAACTAAAAAAGAGAGAAAAAATGAGAGATAAGTTTACCAACGTTAGGCTGGAAGAGCAGGTATTGGGATCGATGTCGAACATATCCTTACCGAATAACGCGATTTTGATGGATGCAATGGATCTACTCCATGAGTCATGCTTCACATCCTTTGAGCGTAGAGCATTATTTCAGTATCTTATGCAACAACATGTTAATGGGAAAGAGATTTCACCTTCGGCATTAACTATGGATTTGTTAGGCAAAGACGTCGATATGTTCCAGTTGCTGATTAACCTAACATCCGACAAACCTAATTATGAAAATTCATTGACACCATGGGTACATGAGCTGAACGATTTGCGGATAGATAGAGGATATACAGAGACATTACGATCAGCCTGGGAATTAATGGCAAAAGAAACGGACAGACCTACCAGGCGAGAACACGCGGAAAGCATTCAAGATAAGCTAATAGGACTGATCGATATCAACACCGCTTCCGCAAATATACTGGTCAACACCGTTGACGGTATGAAAGAACTACAAAAAGCTGATGATAACAATGTTACGAAAATACGGACGGGCCTTGCAAATCTGGATGAATTTTTACGAGGTGGTATTAATGCAGCCTCTCTTGTAGTAATTGGCGCGGCTCCTTCTGCGGGTAAAACGCATTTAGGATTAAAGATGCTCTATGAAATGCATTGTTTGCAACCTGAAAAAGAGGCGATAATTTTCACTCTTGAAGGAACACGAGTTAGCATCAACGAAAGACTTGTATCACACCATTGGGGAAAAGATTATAAATACATGTCCAAAGATGAACGCAGAAGCGCCAGAGAATCTTTCTCTCAATCAAACATATCTATCAGCGAGAAACAAGAAATCACCTTAGACCGTATTCAAAATGCTTGTAAACGCGTGTCAATGAGGAAAGGAATATCTGTGGTCATGGTCGACTATCTAGATCGCATCAAAAAGCCTAAAGGTGAAATGAGACAGGACGAGAAGCTTGCAGAGATTGCTAACGGTTTGGCAAACATGGCAGTATCTTTGAATTGCATTGTGATCTTAACTACTCAGCTAAACAAAGAGGCAATTAAGCGCAGCAACAGACGTCCTGAGCCGGTTGATTCTAAAAACTCTTCTGGTCAGGCAGAGGCTGCTAGTTACTGGTTTGGCATAAAGAGGATCTCACAGTGGGATGAGGGTGTAAAATATCCTGACTCTAACCTGGTAGAGCTTATTGTAGGTAAAAACCGCAATGACTCCCTGGAAGGAATTGTTTATTTTGAAGGAAAGAATGGTTTATACAATGAAATTGATCAAAACTATGCGAGAGAGTTAGTAATTCAAAGTGATGAAATGAGGAAATCAAAACCGCACAATCATCCCATCGATAAAAAAACATGGTTTGAGCTTAAATGATCCCACCAAAATTTAAATCATACTGCCAGTCTATCGGGATAATACTTTTACCGGAGGACTTGCGGTATTTAACAGAGGCTTTGCGACTGATACCGTTCTGCGACCATAGAAGCGTTTTAAAGCGTTATAGTGACTAGTGGCTGCATGGACAGCAAGATTGTGAAGATAATTGCAAGGCGGTCAACGTTGGAAGGCGTAGGGCTAATATTTGGCTTAGAAAGAGGGGAGAAGAATAGTGCGTGACAAACGCCAAATAAACGATTTAAAATCCACCGCGCTACCTTTGTACCAGATTTTGTAGATAGGTTCCAACCTGCCAGCTTAGACTGGTCTAATAAACATAGAAAGAGGTATTTATGAGCGAAGTTAAGACTGGATTGGAAAGGGCGCATGAGATTAATCGTCTTAGAAGAGAATCCGGTGAAAAAATTGTAATAAAGACGCCTTTAGAGAAAGCAGCTGGGAAACCGGATTCTCTTCGATTAGCCATAAATGGAAAGTGTTATGATTGTATTGGTCAGGATGCTGATCCAGATTGGCGAGGCTCAATAAGAGAATGTGTTTGTAAAGATTGCCCTCTCTATCCAGTTAGGCCTTATCAGAAAAAGATAGACCAAGAATAGATAAATCACCTCTTCAGCAAGCTAACTTTCGCGGTTAATGAGCTGAAGAGGTAAAGAGTCTCAACCAACGTCGATATGAGCAATCAACTGAAGGTCTTTCAAAACTTCGGTTTGGATCCGCATTTGCTGAAGAATAAGCTTGTCGGTTTTGGCTAAGTCTTGCATGACTCTGACAAGTTCTCTTTGCTGAGACATTGTGATGTCACTTTTCTCAGTAACCACGGTTGCAGTTGCTCCGGCAAATACAGTCGCAGCACTTAGTAAAATAATCACACCTAGGGGCATTCTACTCACCTTTTTTCCTCCGTTCGTTAGCATCAATTTTATCCTGAATTTCTTGTCTGTAGATAGTGATGTGTTTTGGGGCGTCAATTCCTATTGAGACAGTATTGCGATCAATTCCTTTAACCGTAAGAATTATATCATCCCCAATGATTATTCTCTCATTTACGTTTCGTGTGATAAACAACATAGTCTATTCGTCCTTGCGATGGAATGCAGCCAGGACACGCTTTAAATTGCGTAATAGAGTGACTTGCTGCTCTTCACTCAAAGAAAACTGAATCTCGTGGTCTGATTCGCGGTTTAAAAGATGCAATGACAAGTTTGTATGCTCCGTTTCTGGCTCTAGTGTTACGAAGTATAGGTTGTCGAGCAGGTCTGTTATGTCCATTTTTTTCTCCTTGTTATTAATTAAAAATCATTCCTCAAAATCTGGGTAAAACTGCTTTAGTAACGCCGCGTATTGTTCGGCGATACTGTCTACTAGGTCGTAAAATGCGTTGCTATCATCACTTGCCATCGGGAACTGTATTGCTTTAAGTTGGCCTAGGATTTGCATTGCTTTGTCTCTGGTTGTCATTTTTCACGTTCCCCACAGTATTTGCATTTAAAATGCGCCTCGTTTGAATGTCGATATTCATGCTCACAGTAGTTATCGATTAAGGATTGGATTTTTTTTGGTAGGTGCAGGAACATGGCTATATCTGTATCCATAACTGCATCGTATATGTCTTGCAACTCTTCTTTCGTGAAGTTATTCATTTATTTCTCTAATTAATTCGCATTTTTGACAAGCATCAAAACTCAGTCCTTGCTTACTTCCTCTAGCGTATATCCATTCGTGTTTGCAGTAGTTATCGATCATGGATTGGATTTTTTCATCCAAATGTAAAAATTTATCATTTATTTCTTTGTTAGGAATCCCAAAGTCAACGCAATCAGCAATATATTGTAGCTCGTCTTTAGTGAAGTCATTCATAAAACATACCTCTTGCATTTAATGCACATTGGGTTTGCCGGTGAAACTAACATTTCATGCTCGCAATAATTGTCGATTAGAAATTGAATTTTATTCATTAATGGTTCATACATGCTTCTAGGCCAGTTCGTTATGTTAAAGTCACTATCAACACATTCCTTAATCAATTCAAGATCGTCTTTCGTGAAGTTATTCATTATCACCACTCTCGAAAATATCTTGTTGCAAAAATTGCATCTCAAGTTGTAAAACACGATCTTGTAGTGCCATGACAATATCATGTAGCCCACTGTGGACTCTTAGTATCATGTCTATTGTTTCTTTCATCGACAACCCTAGTCTATACTCGTCTTTCGTGAAATCATTCATCAAACCATTCCTCAATAGCATCAAACTCTTCTAATATGCCTTGCATCTTATAACGCTCGATACTATCTACGATCCCAGGGATAACGCCTATAGATAGAAGTTCTTTTAGTGCGTTACGCCTGTATTGTATGTAGTCTTGTAGGTCTTGTTTTGTGAATTCATTCATCCCAAATATTCCCTAGAATATTGCAGACACAACTCATGAATCCTAAGAACGCACATGCTCAATCCTTTTAAATTTGGATAGTTCATATATCCCTCATCATTAGGGGTGAAGTCACAATGCCTAACCCCTTCAAATATAATTTCACCAGCCAACAATATCTGTATCCCCGTGTTAGCTTCATTCCAATGGTCTGACTCCACATTGCAACAACACCACTCGATTACCCTAAATGGAATTTGTGTATAATGTTCATGGTTCTTGGTCAGGTCATACTGGAGCATTAAAGTGCCAATTATTTCTTCATTAGGCCATTTTTTATATACTTCGAATTCATTCATTTTATGATTTCCCATAATTCACAATCTCTACGCTCAATAATTTGGTCTGCACATAAAAATTGCAATACATCTCTGTCGAGCAAATATTTAGGTTTGTCCCAATACAATGAATATCCATTATTAAAGAATTCAAAGTAACCACCATATTCTTCTTCAAGAAAATCTTTGTCCCGCTGCATTGGTGTAGGCTCTAAATAGCTAAGAACATCGTATGCCAGTATGTATCTTGCGTCAGTACTCATCCCTGCTTCATCCTCAATTTAACCGCAAATGCTTCTTTGATTTCTTCGGCTATTTCGTCGATTATCATCCAATCACTAAGAGCCATATCTTCATATCTGTCCAGAACTTCTTTGATAGTCTCTTTTATGCTGAAGCCGTTGATTGTGTAATCCATGTTTTTTAGGTTCGATGGAATTGTGCCTGTTAGGCCACCGTTGTATAGGTCATCCATCAATATATCCAGTTTCAATAAATTGGTTAAGTATAGTCACAATCTTAGTGGCCATTTCTCTAGTAAGATGCATCCTTGCCATACATTGGCCATTATGATGCGTTCCTGACTCGCATCCCATCCAAATTTTATGGTCTTCTGCACAAGATGATTTTTGTATAGAGCATTCCCGGTCATTGTCATCTTTGAATTCAATTAAACCAAATCCCCTGTGAGTTTCACTAGCAATAAATTCATTCATCTATTCGCACTCCAAATCCAATCAGGATGTTCTTCACATGCATCACGCATGGCTCTTAGTGTTTTTACGAAGTGATCGTATGAACCCCAGCCGTTAGGTGGATTTAAGTTGGTTAACATTTCTTTGTTAACTTTAAATTTACCTATGTATTTGTTAATTTTCTTTAAGGACTTTATTCCGTTTAATTCTTCAATCTTTAACATACAACTATCATCAGGATATAGCGCATACCACATCGGCGACAAATTATAAGTTATATTAAACGATAGGCCTTCTGGTTCGTGGCCGCAGGTTTCGCATTTTGGTGGTTGCAATATTAGGTCAAGGCTCATTTAAATTATCCTATAATCGGTTGTATTGATTACATTTAACGCAATACATTTCTGAATAACGTCTTATTCCATGCTCACTACCATCATTAGCCAATAAACGCTTGTTTTTAAAATAACCACCCCAGTGGCGCAATGTATTCAAATCATAGGAATGCAAGCATATTATTTTACTTAGCCATTTCATCTATAATTCTCCAATTTAATAAGGTGACAATAGGCAGTGTTGGTTAACTGCTAGGATGCTATTTTTTTCCCAATACTTTATAGGCTAGCTCTATGTTTCTCAGTACGTCGGATAGGTTCTGTCCATATCTCATAGTTATCTTGTAATCAACCAGATGAACATTGTCCGCATCCCCAAAACCCAAAATGGCACGTCTAATCCGTGCTGCTATTGTCATAAACTATCTATAAAACTCCCCGCATTTTTTGCACATGCAATTATGAGGAAAGTCAGCCTCAATTCCGCATTCACACATAACTTCATTGGACTGGGTGTCAATATAATAAGTATTTCCTGCCACTGAGTGACTAAACTTCATAAACGGTATTTCTCGGCATCTGTTCTTATCATGCTGGCATTCAGACTGCCACGTTATTTGGCCGCATTTATTACATTTTTTCCATACATCCCCTGGTCGTCCAATGTTTTCATGCTGGCATTCAGGCAATACACAATCAGGGCAGTTTCTTGGGGTTATGCCGTGTGGACATTTTGTGTCTAGCTTTGCGCCTGATACTTCGCAGTATTCTTCTTTGGGTTCTAGCATTGATTGCCAATATTTTATCTGCGATTCGATTAGGGATTGTTTTGTTGGGTATAAAATCGATTCATGAAAAAGTCCCTCGTAATGCAACAAATAATAAATATAGTTTTGTCCCCCCATCTCAGAATGTGTAATTTCATCGTTACACAATTGATTTTCTTCTCCTAAAAACCAAACTTCTTGGCCTTTTTCATACTTCTGCTTTGGTTGCGTGAGTTCTTGAAGTTTGGCGATTAGGTGGTCTATTTCATGCAAAAGAAAGTCGTATTCATGACTCATAATTTCTTCGTCTTCAAAGCATAGCGTCAGATAATTGCAACATGCTCCAGTACCTTCTGAAAGAGTAATTGAATACCAGCCGTACGGTAATTTTTTTGCTATTTCGTGGCAAAATTTTAACTTCTCGTAGTCAATCACTTTAGATGACCCCCTAAATACAAGCATAGCGCACACATAAACCAGCCAATAAAATAGGCTATAATCGGCTTGTTCATCCATTTAGTTAACTTGTCATAGTCAATCATTCTTGTCACCAAACATATAAAGCGCCTTAATAGCCCACATAATCGACTGTTCTAAATTTGTAGACGCAATCGATATTTCTCGGGATTTACCTATCTCGTTAAACTTAGCCTCTAGTTGTTCGGCGATAGTTTTTAATTCAATCGAAAATTCATGCAGCTTATGACAGCTATTATATTTTTTTCTAAATGTATCAGTCATTCTTACCTTCCTCTGTCATAGATAACATAGTGATAGGGTCAACAAGGTTATTAAAATTAAGCGTCATAAAGTTACACACGGCATTCATGCGATACTTGAGGTCAGTGTTCTGCTCCTCAAGACCCTCTATCCTTTTGAGCAATAGAACGGATACGCTTGCCCATTCTTGGTTATGTATTTTTGATTCTATGTCTGTTCCCATTAGGTACATGACTCACTCCTTACCTTCTAGTTCGGCAATCCAGTTTAAGACAATCCCAAAAGCTTGGAACGCTGGCGAATATCCGGTGCTTTCACTTACCTGTTTTGCTATTTCTACCCGTGATTTTAATATATTTAGTGGGAATGCGTGCTGGGTGAATTTTATTCCCGTCCCTAAATTACTCAGCGCTGGTATGTCTTCACTTATTGTTGGAATATCCGCCACTGCGCACGTATCTCCGAATACCATATCTGGAGTTATTCCTTCTTCATAGGCAGGAAATTGAGATTTAAACTCACTCATGCTAAAACCATAATGCTTGCAAATGCCTTTCATATATTTGTCGTTAGGCGGTTTTTTGCCAGTCTCCCACTGATACACGGTATTGTACGACACCCCGAAACTGTCTGCGATTTGCTGTCGCGACCACTTCATTGCCTCGCGTTTAATTGTTAGGAATTGGCCTAGGGTCATCATATTATTCGCTCTCTTTTTTTAGGTTAAATTTAGCTTTTATAATTGCTTTGTAGTGGGGCAATAAATCTATTATTTTTTCTAGGTCGTTGGTATAAATCGAATCCGTACCGGCCGTATAAAACCGGTATTTAGTGTGCAAACCGGAAGTAAAACTTGATTTTGACCCGCAATATGTAACCTCAAAAACTCCGTACACATCATAATCTGTATAAATTCTTTCTAAAAAATCGTTGATTGTTTTGAAGCGCATATCCTCAACATAGACAGTTTTGTATTTCATCCAATTAAACATCATTCATCCTTAAGTTTAAGTTCGTGTTCAATTTTTTTGGCGTCATTTTTTTTAAATGCTTCTTTTAATCCTGGATGCCTGTCAACATCCGCGTATCCTATAAAGTCCATACGATAACCTTCTGGGTAATGTTGTTTGAATGTTTCATGCCTATCTGGGCTTGACCCTTCCAAAACCCCAAGATCGTGCGGCATATATCCCTCATGGCTGCATAAATGGCCACCTAGAAATTCCCCATCCTCGGCCATCAAAGTTGCATCGTACCACCCTGGTCTTCCACCGTTGTTAAATCCGTATATTACCGGTAATTCTGACAATGGTTTTTCGTGTGGATTGAATAACGCATAACGCTTACCTTCCATTGAATATAAATGCTGCGCTAGGTATAGATTTTCAGCGGCTTTTGTGGTCATATTTCATCCTTAAGTTTAAGTTCGTTCTGTATGTGTCGGTCTACGTATAAAACTTGCTTGGCGAAGTCTACTAGGGCATACCAGGCGGCTATATTGCTTGTCTCTCTATAAACCTTCCTTTCTTCGTTGCAAACAACTACCGTTACCTGCCCCTCTTTGGTTAATGTCGCGTATATTTCGTGGTCTTCGCCCATTAGTTCGTATAGGGTTAATGTGTTCATGATTTACACTCTCCAATTCCTTTGCCATCGTTCCATAATTGCATAGCTTCAAAAATATCTTCTCTTCCAGGTCTTTTGTAGAAGTGTCTGAAATATGCGTTGCATTTTTTACATTGGTATTCTGTTAAGGACTCCATGTGCATACTATTTGGCCCGTGACTACCTATATTTTCCCAGGCATGCGTGGCTCCACAACCTTTTCCAATTATGTCGCTCATAGTGATTGCTCCTCAATTTCTAACGCCACGCAATACGCCTCACCGGCTGTGTAGCATTCTCTTTGGTCATTAAAGTATTCTGATGTGTGAATCGGCGTTTCATCCTTGAAAGCCGTGAAGAAATATACGATTTCGCCCTCGTGGGAACCTGTGCCCCATTCGTAGGTGTATTTGTAGGTCATCTTAATCACACCTCGTATTGCCGAATGAATCAGTTGTACACTCAGTCGTTTGGCCGTCATCACTTGTACAAGTAGTTGTTCCGAATCCGTCCGTCTCACAGTCGAAGCCTGCGTATGAACAGCATGAAAGGATTATTAGGGATATTGCTAGTAGGTTTTTCATTTTTGTTGCTCCACTTTTGGTTTATCGTTACTCGTCAATATCAATATCAAAATCATCTATCTCGTAATCTTCAAAACTGTATTCTGATTCTGTCATGCTCTCATCATCGATTATTCTGCCATATTCGTCTTTCATTTTACTACTCCACTTTTGGTTTATCGTATTAATTTGTAGCGACCCTTAGGCCGCCTTTTTAGTTTGTTTTAAGCATCTGATGAAATGATCATAAACTTCCTGGGTGTCTTTCATGAATCCAGTGATTGTCATGATGTCTTGATTTGCGAACATTGGATGGTTTTGAACTTCTAACAACCACTCGATTACTAATCCTCTCATTTTCTGCCCCTTTTTATGTTTATCGTTTCAATGTGGTAATGATAGCAAACAAATGTTTGCATGTAAACAAATGTTTGCATATAAATTAAAATAATTTTGATTAATAAGTTAGCAGGGCTTTAAATGTAGTATGTACAAGCTAAACGCCGATTATCCACAGATTTATGCCCTATTTTTGTGGATAAATCAGGGCTTTGATTTAAACAAATTGTGCGGTATTATATAAACATACTATTTAATAGGGGTTAAAAATGTCTCGAGACAGCAAACCAGAATACGAAGCTAGTTACGGCGGCGGTGCAGTTGAACACGAAAAATACTGCATGCCAAGCGGTTACAAGCAAGTCACTGAAGAGATGAACCGCATGTCTAAATATCCAGGCTGGAACAGCAGAGCAGACGACCAAGCCGCGTATCCACGGGCCAAAATGGAAGGCGCGAAGAGTCGTAAACAAGAGATGGGCGGCAAAGGTTTGTAATACACGTTTCCGGCACTAAAAGAGAAAACACATGGCAGAACGAATAGCTCACTTCAATGAAAAGTATGCAGAATGGATGGACGGAAAAGCCATCGACCTTTTTAAGGAAGGAAAGAGCATTACTGCCGTGTGTTGCGCACTTGAAATAGACCGCGACACATATTATGAATGGCGCAACAACCCGGCCCATCCTTTTTACAGAGCGGCAAGACGTGGTGAAATGCTCTCGCAATCTTATCTTGAATCAAAAGGAATGGACGGAATTTTCGGGGAAACTGAAAGCTTTGCTGGCTCAAGCTGGCAATTCATCATGAAAAACCGCTTTCGTGACAGCTACTCAGACCAGCAAAAGCCCGAGAATAACAGCGCGGTTGAGATGCTTTTGACTATGCTGGCGAACAAAGAAAAAGATTAATAAGTATCAAAAAAGAGAGAAAATCAATGGAAGAAACAAACGAACCTATGCAAGATAGCAATCGCTATGAGCTTGCAGAATGGATACATAAAACCGTCTTAAAAAGAGTCAACGAGTCTCTCAAGCAAGAAAAATCACAGCTTGATAGCTACAAATCAAAACTACAATCAAAATATGAAGACGTGAGCGAGTCATTGCGTCAAATACAGGCGACTTGCGATACATACTCGCGTGGGTTAAAGGCGCACGAAGACAAGATAGAAGCTCAAGAGCGAGCATTATCTGATAGACATGGGAGCTTACAGCATATTTACGACAAGATGATACGCATTGAGCAACTGTTACAGCGTGGCGAATGGCCTGGAATATTACCGCCGATTGATTTAAATTTTTCCGAGAGTGATGAATAATGGACGCACAATCTTTCAACGAAAACATTACAATCCTCACTGATAGCGAAGAAAAAGTCATTGAAATAATCAAATCACACCACGTCATGCAAGACCAGTTTAGGCAATTAACATTACATATTGAAGAGTGTTACGGGCGCATTGAGCGGTTGAGATTGCTTGTTGAGTCTAAAATACTATCATGACCGTGAGTTACTACTGGCATGAGTTTATCGATAACCCTGATTTAAAAAAATACTTGGTCATGCAGCGAAGAGACAGATACTATGACCTGGTAGACTTACGCAATGGCCGAAAGGTTTTAACATCCACAATGGACTTGAGCGAGTATCTAAAACATGAAGACTCAAAACCTACAGGCAAGTGAAGAGGATAGAACCTATAGACAGCACATGATTATGATGTTGCGTGCTATGGGTCACGAAGACATTCCGCACCGTATTATGACAGACGATCAATTGCGTAATGCCGTTGAGGATTGCAAGATTAAGTTTTTGCGTAAATTACAAGTAGAAGCCGAATGCAATCAATCTTGATGCAAGATGCTTTATTAAAACTAAAGGACTTTCAGTACTTCGCAGAGTCTTTTTTTCGTATTCGCACTAAGTCGGGCAGCGTTGACAAGTTTGTGCTCAATCGTGCTCAGTTATATATTCACGCGCGCATTGAGGCGCAACTTAAAGAGACGGGGAAAGTTAGAGCAATCATCCTTAAAGGCAGGCAACAAGGATGCTCAACATACGTACAGGCTCGTTACTTTCATAAGACAATTACAAACCGCGGTATAAAAACTTTTATCCTGACCCATGAGGCAAGCGCAACAAAAAACTTATTTGATATGACAAAAAGGTATTATGAGTATCTGCCCGCTGGACTTATCCCAAGAGCAAACAGAGATAGCCAAAAGGAGCTTAAGTTTGAGTCAATCGATTCAGGATATGCTATCGGTACGGCCGGGTCAAAGGGCACGGGACGCTCACAAACAGTTCAGTTGTTACATGGCTCAGAAGTATCATTTTGGCCAAACGCAGCAGAGCATGCACAAGGCTTGATGCAAGCAGTTGGCGACCAAAATGATACAGAGATAATCCTTGAGTCCACGGCAAACGGTATTGGCAACTACTTTCATTCTGTGTGGATTGCAGCAGAGCAAGGCAAGTCAAACTTTCAAGCCATCTTCGTTCCGTGGTACTGGCAGCCCGAGTATAAAGCATATTATAGTCAATCTCATGACGAGATATATTTAAGCGCCGAAGAGCAGCAATTGCTAGATGTTTACGCTGGCAATGGCATGACGCGTGAGCACATCTATTGGCGCAGGTTTAAAATCGGCCAGTTCAGCAACGACCATGAGCTAGGTGTAAGGCTATTTAATCAAGAGTATCCATGCTGCGCTAAAGATGCGTTTCTTAACCCGGTTGAGGATACTTTTATACCGTCTCATTTTGTGCTTGCAGCTCGTAACGCTAAAGTTGAGAGCGCAGCACAAACGCTTGTCATAGGCGTTGACCCCGCAATTGGTGACAATGACCGTTGCGTTATCATTAAGCGCAAAGGACGCATTGCATATGACTGCGAGATACTGCGCAATCACAATACAATGGAGTTGGCAGGTAAGCTTAAGACCATGATTGATAAATTCAAGCCTACAAAGGTATTCATCGACTGCATTGGCATAGGCGCGGGCGTTGTGGATAGGTTGCAAGAGATGGGATACCCATGCGTTGAGGGCGTAAACGTTGCCAGGTCTGCCAATGACAAAGAGCGTTTCGCAAACCTACGCGCTGAGCTATGGAGTGAGATGCGAGACTGGCTAACTGGAGAAATACCTGTACAAATACCAGATAGCGACGAGATACACGCCGATTTATGCAGCCTGGGCTACAAGCACAAGAGCAACGGCCAGTTATTAATTGAGTCAAAAGATGATTTACGCAAGCGCGGTATGCCATCCTGTGACTTAGCGGATGCTCTTATGCTCACATTTTCATCAGGGCAGTATCTAGGAGAGTCATCCTTCAAAGCTTCATTTATGCCCGAACAACATCGTTCAATGTTTACCTGATGACGTGCTACACTATCTGTATTATTTTAAATAGGATTTAAAATGGCACGTAAAAACCCTGTAATGGCACAAAAGATAAGAGATTGCGTAGAAACGTGGGAAAATTACTGGCACGATAACAAAAATAACTACATAGAGTACGTGCAATTCATTTTTGGAAATCAATGGCTGGATGAAGAGGCGAGAGTATTTGAAACTTACAAAAAGATACCGCTAACGTTTAATAAGATTGCGCCTCTTGCTAACCACATGCTTGGAGAACAACGACAAAACACTCCTACCCTTGAATGCGTTCCGGAAGAGGATACCCCGGAAGAAACTGCAGAGGTACGCGAAGCATTGGTCAAAGATATCACGCTTAATAGTGATACATCTGTAGTGTTTCAGACTGCGTTTCAGTGCGCAATTACAGGCGGTTATGGTGCTTTCTATGTCGACACAGAATACGAGAGTGATTATTCATTTGACCAAGTTATACGTATTCGCAAGATTGAAATACCCACGCGTTGCTATTGGGACACTAGCTCAATCAGCCCAACTAAAGTAGATGGATTGCACGCAGGGTTTCGTACTCGCATGTCCCGAGAAAAGTGCGCGGCGTTGTATGGCAAGAAAGTAGAGCAATCAATCCCTCCATCAAATCTCGAGGAAGGCTCAGTATCCAATGACGATGAATCGGTTACGATATACACCCATTGGGAACGTGAGTACATGACTACCAAGCTGTACAAGCTAAGCAATGGCAAAACAGTTGACGATGAAGGTTTTAGAGACTTAGAGTGTATAGAAATAGATGGAAAAGAAATGCTACTTGATGACGGCGAACTTGTGACAATAGAGGGAAAACGTAGCAGCCCAAGATACAAAGTGCGTAAGTATGTCTATGCAGGAGACTACGAACTTGAAGCCGAAGATTTTCCCAGCCAGCAATTGCCTCTTGTGTTCGTTGACCAAAACTCATTTTTCAATAAAGAGGGCAGCCAGGTTACGCGCTCGTTTTTTAAAGACACTAAAGACGCTCAGCGTTATATCAACTATCTTGGCACGCAATCAGCATACCTGGTTAAGATAGGACGTTACGACCAGTTCTTAATTGCAGCAGGTAATGCGCGCAGCAATGATACTGCTCAAATATGGCGCGACCCCTCAAACATACAAGGTGGCTTAAAGTTCGACGAAGTGGCGAGTGGATTCACTCCTCAGCAATTAAAACCGCCAGAATTGTCAGTATCATTAACACAGCAATATGAGCGTGCGGAACGTGACATACAGACCTGTACGGGCATGTACAACACAATGACCGGAGACCAAGGCAATGAGACATCTAAGTTGGCTATTGACGCTCGCACTAAGCGCGGAAATTTTAATACTTTTGTACCAAAAGATTCATTAGATAGAGCAATTACGGTTTGTGGTGAGATAGTAAACGAGATGATACCGTTTATTTATGACACAGAACGCACAATGATGCTTGGCATGAAAGATACTGGCTCAACCGCGGTAACTCTTAATAAGTCACAAGACATTTACGGCGGTAAAATACAAAACGACATGACAAAAGGCCGATACAAGATACGCTTAATGCCTGGGCCAAGCTTCGAGGGGCAGAAACAAGAGGCTTTAAACTCAATGCAGCTTATACTTCAAGCAAACCCACAGCTTTTTAATTTAATTGCAGATTTATACGTTGAAAACTTGCCATTGATGAACAATTTGCAGCTTCGTAACCGGCTTAAAACCATTGTGCCGCCCGAGGTCATCGAAGCGGGCAAAACAGGACAGCCAGTGCCACCAAAACCACAGCCACCAGACCCAATGATTGAAGTGAAGATGAAAGAGCTTGCATTGCAAGAAGAGAAGTTGAAGATTGAGCAAGAAAAATTACAGATGCAAGGCGTAGAAACAGGCCAGCAGTTGCAGATGAAATGGCAAGAACTAGAAGCCAAGCGAGAAGAAGCGGCGGCCAAACTAAAAGAAATGGAGTTGAGATACATGGCTGAGACTGGGCGCATGGAGGCGGATGCAAGTATCGCTCATGCTAACAACATAGTTAAATTGCTAGTAAGCGCACATAAACAACCAAAAAAAGAGGGTAACGAATGAGTGAATCAAGAGTAGATAGTTTATTGCTGGGTTTAGTCCCTGAGCCAACAGTATTAGTGGATGATGTCAGACCAGTTGAAGACCGTAAGCCAAACACGGTTGAGACGGATATTGGCCGCGATGATGTTCATGAAGACGAGCCAAGTGTAGAACATGAAGAAACAGAACTGACAAAACCGACAAAACCCATTAAAGATAAAGTTGAGTCAGTTCCAACCGATGATTATGGCAATGAAGTCGTAAAGCAAGAAAAAACGTATACTGAGGCCGAAGTGCAGGCCATGATTCGCGACAGGTTAAGTCGAGGAAGGAAAGTAGAGCAGCCGCAACAGTATCAACCTCCCGTCCAGCAACCACAACAACAACGCCAAGAATTTGAATATGATGCTGATAATTCGGATAGCTGGGAAGCACAACTTGAGGGGTTTATCGAAAGCACGCTAACCAAACGCGAGCAAAAGGTTAAACAGATTCAGTGGCAACAACAAGAACAAGAGGCGCAAGCTAACTTCGAAGTAAGATTTAATGCAGGGGCAGCGAAGTATAGCGATTTCGAGTCAGTAGTTATCGGCAAGCCTTTAACAGCTCAAATGGTTACAGCAACGCGAGGCATGGATGACCCCGCAGCATTCATATATGCAGCAGCTAAAACACAAGCGCCAGAATTAGAAAGGATATCAAAACTTAGCGACCCATATTCACAGGCGGTTGAATTAGGGCGACTAGAGGAGCGTATGCGCAAGTCTCGTGCGTCTGTGAGTGGTGCGCCACGCCCTATCGACCAGATTAAAGGCGATAGCGTAGAAAAGGAACATCAACCACGGACATGGAGTATAGACGATAAATTACAGGCCGATGAGCGTGCAATGCGTAAAGAGCGTATGGGAAATAGAAAAATTTGAACATGTGGGTTGAAGGTGAAAACACGTATACGGAGATATGCGCAGAGTGTATAAAAACTCTTTATTTTTATATTGGGGAGGATGTTGAGAAGGCTTACCCAGAAGAGCGCCTGGACATGGACGCTTTTGAAAAACTTTGCACAACGGCAACAGGATTACCAGTCGCATTTATGACGGATGAAAACAAAGTCACAATATGGCCTACGCCTAATTCAAATATGATGATCGGTGTATATTATGAGTTTGACTGAATACAATATGTAGCATAAACTATCAATTGATGCGTAGTAGGCCGAAATCCATCATTCGGGAATTGGAGTGTACACGCTTTCCTCCGAGCAATAGTAAAGGTGTTCCATCAGGAACGTATTTAATGTTGCCCAGGAGATTACCGTGGCCAATTTATTCCAAACAACGCAATACATACTCGATGAAGTATTCATTCGGTATATAAACTATTTAAACTTCGCAAAAGTTGCAAACAGAAACCTCGAAGCAGACTTCAAAAATCTAAAATATGCAACTGGACAAACAATCAACTATCGTCTTGAAGAAAGATTTCTTGGTGGTTATGGCGCAACTGCTACAGACGAAGCAGTAGTGCAAGTTGTTCGTCCTTTGACAATCGACACTCAGTTCAACTCATTAGTGTCTTTCAATGGTATGGAATTAACATTCGATCGTGCGCGTGACCAACCATACTTAGATATGATGTTGAAACCACGTGCTAAACGCTTAGCGAACAACGTTGAGTCATTCATTTGCGCTCAAAACTTCCAGCCTGCGGTTTATCAAACTACTGGTACCCCTGGTGTTCCAATCACATTACAGACTGTTTTAAACACAGATGCGTACATGACTGAACTCGGTATCCCCGAAGACGGTAACAGATACTTTGCAAACAGCCCTGGCGTTTCAGCTGCTTTATCAGGTTCTTTGTACACTGTATTTAACATGACTGTTAACCGTGGCGCATTGATGGACGGCTTTATCGGTCACTTGTCAGGATTTGACTTCTTCAAGACTAACTTCTTGACTTATCAAACTGCGGGTACTGGTGAAACTGGTTCGTCTGGTGTTGCTGGGTTCTTGTTGGCAGGAACAATTACTAACGGCCCTATCAGCTCAGGAAATACTTTTGTATTGACTGGATTGATTGCAAGCCAACCACATCCGTTCAATGTTGGTGACAAGATACAATTTGCCCAGGCGGCAGGCGTGTTCATGGTCAACCCATTGGCGTCAGCAGGTCAAACAGGTGGATATATTCCATTGCAGCAAACGGCGCAGTTCGTTGTTGTGTCTTCAACTGTTTCTGATAGCGGTGGGAACGCTACAATCACAGTAAGCCCAACAATCGTCGTAAGTGGAGCACGTCAAAATATTTCTGGCGCGATTCCAAACGGTGCTCAATTGTTGCTTGCTGAAAGTCATAACGAATCAATTGCGTTTCATAATCAGGCTATTGTATTTGCAGCCCCTCCAATCACTGAGTTAAAAGGTGGTGTTGAGGCGGTTACGACTTACAGTGACTTGTACAAAATGGCAATGACATACACGATAGGTTCTGATATTCGAAACTATGTCCAGTTAGACCGTTTAGATATCATCGCAGGTGTTGCAATCAACCCTGAATGGGCTGTAACTGTAATGTCCTAAAGGTTTGGGGGCGCAAGCCCCTATTCTCAATTCGCGAATCACGAATGAGGTATGTTCATGGCAGAAGTTATCGACAAACAAGTTTTGTACCAAGGACGATGGGTATCAAGACAGCACTTCGCGGCCTTTATTTATAAAAAAGATGGCCAAAGATTAGTAAATAATTATGATGAATTTGCCAATTTAATTGCAAGCGGACTATGGTACGCAGAAAAAAAAGACATCCCAGAATTAAACAAAATAGAGCCAGAAAATAACGTGGTAGATATCAAACCCAAGAGGGTACGAAAATGTCGCAACCAACGATAACAGTTAACGAATTCATCTTTGATTCGTTTCAGATAATAAGCGCTGCGACGCCTACTGTTCCTTTGCATGGCAACGATTTGCAAGTCGGTCTTAATATTCTTAATCGTCTGATGGACCAATACAGCGCCACCGGATTAATGATAACTGTTTCACAACAGGTTGATTACTTGCTATCAATTGGACAGGGGACTGTTACAAACGGAAACGCTGATTATGTTCCTACACCTGACATCAATCCGACCTCGGTTCCTACATGCCCAGGCAGGCTAGCAAACTTAATAAACGCATGGATTACGCTAGATAACGTCACGTATCCATTGATTGATGAGTCACGCACAGAGTTTTGGAGCAGTTACAAATACGCGCCTTTGATGGGATTGCCAAGATATATCATCATTCAACCGCAAACCAATTTAACAGTGATACAAGTCTATCCAGGGCCTAGCCAACCATACTTGTTGTCGCTGTATGCTAAGTGGCAATTGCCGTACTTGACTCTTGGCGGACAGATGGGCGAACTGCCTACTTACTACTTTATGTATTTACAATTTGCTTTGGCTAAGTATTTAGCGGTTTATAAAGCGCGTATGGAGGCGTGGACGCCGCAATTAGAGGGCATGTTTAGAGACTTAGAAAAAGATATGATTGCATCTAGCAGTACAAATCTCGATATCAACATTAACAATGAATCGTGGCTTAATGGCGCATGGCGGGTACGCGCAGGGATTTAACACAAGAGAGAAAACATGCCAGTTAAAGACCTACCAATAATGAATTTTTACGATGTTCAGCGTTTCTTGCAATATAGTCCGCAAGATTGTGCGAACTGGTATTCAGTTGAAACGCCAAGCGGAAAGAAAAGCAAAGCATTATACCCAACCATGGGACGCAAACATATTACGAGTTCAAGCGGCGTTAATGTGCTGAATTATAGTACGCAACCTCGGAAGATATTCAAGTCAATCAGTTTTTTGTATGTTGTAGTAGGCTCAGTAATCTACCAGGTAGACCAGTTTTTAAACTCAATCGTGATATCAACGCCCGCTTTTACAAAAACATCAGGGGCATTAGAGTTCGATTATTTACCGACTGTTCAAACACCAAGTTCAGGCGACCCACCAAGTTCAAACACGCAGGCAGTTTTTTGTATGTTTTGCGATGGAACAAATATTTTTGTGATTGATGAATCAACGGGTTCGTTTACGGTGGTCGATGACACCAACGCACCTCCACAGCCTTTATATGTGGCGGCATTTGGCAATAGATTTGTTGTTTCCAGTGCTAACTCGACCCAATTTCAATTAACTCAAGTCAATTTAGGGGCGCCTTACGATAAAAGTACCTGCTTTACTGTAGCGGGCCAGGTGGTGTTTGCCCAAGAAAGCGGAATAATTCGTCAGATGACAGTATTATTCAATAATCTTTATATTTTCACAGATTATACAACGGGGGTTTGGTCTAATACGTTCAGTTATTTTAGTACTAGCGATATAACTTCAGCTTTCCCATTTAAGAAGAACACATCATATAACTTGGACTATGGAATTGCCGACCCAGATTCTTTAGACGTAGATTTTGGTATGATGGTATGGTTAGGTCAAAATAGGAATGGGCTTGTAACATTCTTGTCGAGCAATGGTCAGAGTGCTGAGCCGATATCAACGCAAGCCGTAAATACATTGCTACAAAGTATAGCCAATACATTTTCAGCCAGGGCTACAGGTTCGTTCAATACATCAGGGTTTTTATACCAGTATGAGGACACTATTTTTTATAGGGCATCAATTGGTTCATACATTGGTTATGAAACGCTTGATAGAACGCAGTCAGGGCATACATTAGAATTTGTTTTTGAACGTAAAGAATGGCATAGATGCATTGAAGTAAATGGTGAGCGCAATATTATTCAGGAGCACGAGTTTTTTGCAAACCGCCATATTGTGACCTGCTTGGGACAAACATGTTTATATAACATGTCAGGCCAGTATTATTATAATGAAATTCAAAATACAGCAGAGACTAATCACCAGGCTATAGATGCCTTTATTGCGCAGCCATTCCGATATGAGAACGTGACACCGATTATCTTCGAGGCGGACTATAGCGAATTTATTACGGACTACGTACAGATTGATTTTGTGTTTGGCGATAATACTTTTATTTATTCTACGGGCGCGACCGATACAACGGTATTCATCATCAAGGAAGGAACCGAAGACAATCCTATTTATCTGGTATCAGAAGACCGTATTAACTTTATTGTGGAAGAAGGTACTCAGTACCCTGGTTTGAGCAGTTCTACTTACGGCGCTTTGTATAAGCCTCACATTGAGTTATTTTGGTCTGAAGATTCTGGAATAAGTTATAATTCAGCTGACGTTTTAGAGTTCAGCCAATTAGGTATTTATTCTTGGCGTATGCGTTGGTATCAACTTGGGGCGTCCCGCAATAGGGTTTACAAATTAATCTGCGTGAGTCCTGCACCAATCGTTATTTTAGGAGCCGTCCAGAATGTGCGTCGGTCAAGCGGGGGTGCTAACTAATGGCCAATACACTCATGCTTTTAAGGGTGGATGGATGCCCTACGCAAGATGACGATTTAAGTTTTCCATTGAAAAGTTGGCTTAGCATTATTGCTGATACTATTAATTCTAGCATTGACGCGATCGAATTGAACATAAATTTTTTAAATCAGTATATCAGTGTTGATGGTTTTATAGTGCCTTCATTAACAGCGGTGGAAATTGCTGCAATAGCCGCTGATTTGGTTAATGGTGTACTATTATACGATACAACCAATAACGTTTACGTGGGCCAGCAGGCTGGCTCTTTAGTTAAATTTACGACAAGTTCATATCCTTAAGGGGCAATCATGAGTTGGTTTTCAGAGTTATTTAATCCAGGGCATGGGTATAAGCAGGCTGAGGATATTAGCAAGCAAGGATATGATGAGGCGCAGCAAAATTTACAGCCATATAATGAAAATGGAAAAAATGCTGGTAAAAGTTTGTATGAACAATTAATGAACTACATGAATCCTGAAGAGCTTCAGAACAAGTGGGCCGAAGGTTATAAAACGAGTCCATATGCTCAACAACAGCTTGCACAAAACATGGATTATGGGCAGTCAGCGGCTCAACAAATGGGGCTTGGTGGTTCAAGTGCAGCGCTTGCAAATATCCAGAACACTGGTTCAAATATCATGAACAAAGACCGTCAGCAATACATGGATGACTTGCAGCATAAATACGAGCAAGGAACAGGTATTGGTGAAAATATGTATGGAACGGGTGCAAGTACTGCAAATCAGACGGGTCAAAATTCTATTAATCAAGCAACTACTCAGGCAGGATTAAAGTTTGGGCAAACAAATGCTGGCCCAGAATTGCTTGGGAAAATGGGGAAGGGAGCGCTCAGTTTACTTATGCAATATTTAACTGGTGGCATGGGTGGAATGAGTGATACAGGCGAGCAAACCGGTTCATTTGGTCGCGGTATGTTCACGCCTAACAGCGGTTACAAACCAGGAGCATATTAATCATGGCTCTAAACATTCCTATGCCAAAAAGAGGTGCTGATATTTTTGATGAAACATTCACAAGTTTGAACGATATCCTTGATAAGGCACGCCAGGCGTCATTAGAGCGTGGTAAATTTCAGGAGATGCAACGGCATAATGGTGCTGATATTGGGTTGAGGAAAGAGGCTGGTGCTCGTGCTGGTGCGTCTGCGGCTAGAGAGGCGGCTTTGCAGCCATTGAGAATGGAATTGCTAAAAGCTCAGATGGAAAAAGCAAAAAAAGGGAACAAGTCATTTACTGAAAAACTTGATGAACTGTCAAATTATTTTGGCGCAGGTCAAGAGGGAAATGCTGAAACAAAGAATCCTGCTATGAACGAACAGCAACAAAATCCTATGGAGCAAGGGCAGGTTCCTCAAGGTAAAGGCCCAATGTCTAACCCTCCTATGGAAGAAGAGGAAGAAGAAGAACAAGAAGGCGGAATAATCCCGCCAGAAACACATGAAAAAATGACAAACATGATGAACAGCCCAAAATTCAAAAAGATGGCTGAAAATCCTATGATGAGGGGATTTTTGGGAGGCATGATGAAAAAGGAGTTTGGGTTTAATCCTTTTGATGCTAATGCAATCAAAGAACCTCCAGAAATGAAGCGAGCCGCAGAGTTAAAAGACAAAATAGCTCTTGAGAAATTTAAACACGAAGAAAAACTAGCAGATGAACAACATAAAATTGATTTAAAAAATGATGAAACAAAACAAAAAACTATCGAGGCGTCACGAAAAGATATCCCAATGCTAGAAGAAAGCCTTCATTCCTTGGATGTAATGGAAAAGATAGCTAAAAATAATCCTGACTTATTCGGTCATTGGATAATTGGTAACGACCTTGCTGCCAGATGGTCAGACAATCCTAATGCGGGGACGTGGCAAGCAGAAGGAGTGCAGCCAATTGTTGATACAGAGATGAAACTTTCTGCAAAAGGGAATATCCCAGCCCTTAAATTTGCTATAGCCAACAAGCCTAATTTTGCAGAAACCCAGCAGGTAGCAATGGCAAAAATAAAAGCTAACAAAGCTAGAATAATTAGAGCGTTATCGCGAAGCGTTGAGGCTACGGGTGATAGGTTGGTAATTGATCCAAAAGGGAAAATACATATTTCAACGGCTGAAATGGCAAAAGACATACCGAAGGGGTGGAAGCTTGGCTAATTCAAAATGGGATGAATCATTATTGCGTCCGGTTGGTGGAAAGCCAGCCAAAAAAAAATCAAGCGGCTCTTCTTGGGATGAGTCTAAACTAAGAGCGCTAAAAACTGAAAGCCTAGAAGAAGAAAGCGCTGAAGATGAAAATCAATTCATGCCTCCTGAGCGTAAAAAAGGATGGCCAGGTGTCGCTCAAGATATTGGCGATATACCAAAGGGTATTGGTAATTTTATTGGCGATATTCCCAAGAACGCCGCACAAGGCTGGGGGCAGATTTTTAAAGAGCCTGGAAGAGCGGTCAAGAATGTTGCCGCAGGATTTGGAGAGGCAGCCGAAAGCATTCCCAATGCACCACATAATTTATTAAAATATTTGAAAGAAAAAGGGATTCAAGGGGCTGTCCCATATCTTGAAAAATATACCCCTTATATTCCTGATTTAGGTATTGAGAAAAAATTGGGGTTAGACATTCCTCATGAAGGAGATACAGCACTTCGTCAAATGGGTATGTTTTTGCCTTTGCCAAAAATTCTCCCTCAAGTTCCTGGAATTAAAGGAGCTATTGAAAAACAAACTGGCAGACATTCGCGTGTTAAAGATTTAAAAAACAAACTGCAAGAAGCTGGGTTAACCGCAGAAGACGCAGATCGTTTTCTAAAACAAGCGGAATCAGAGGCGCATATAGAAACAGGAGCGACTACCCCAAATGGATTAGCAAGAAAACAGAAGCTTGGGAAAGAAAATATAGCAGCTCTCGAAGAGAAATTAACCAATATTGGAGCCTTCCCCAAAACTCAAGCGCCAAAGTCTCCAGAACTTCCTCCCGAGCATCAATTTGAATCCATGTCTGAAAAGACAGCTCCATTATTAAAAACCGCAGAACAGAAATCAGCGGAAACTGAACAAGCTATTAAAACTCATTTAGGGGAAGGTAAAACTCACCATTTACATTACGGAACAGAGATTGAGAAAGGTAGAAAAGCAGTTGAAGAGTTGAATAATAAAAACTATGAACCCGTTAACAAAGAACTAAAAGAAAATAATGTTGTTATAAAAGAGCCAGAAGAGGCCCAAAAAGTAGCTCAGCATGTAGCTGATATAATTGGTTCACATGACATATGGTCAAAAGAAGTAAACGCACTTCCAGAACAAGTCGAAGCAATGAACAAAGGAGAATCTGTTTCCGCGAATACTTATTTGCAATTATATAGAGACACGCAAAAAGCCGCGATTGATGCCTACCATGACATGAAGGATAATGGAGGAACTACTCGCGGGCAAGAAGCATATGATCGTATGAGAAAGTTACAAGCTCTTGGCGGCCAAATGTGGGGAACATTAGAAAAAAGTTTGCCAGAAGAAACCATGAAAAAACTGAAGGAAGCGCAAACATTTTTTAAGGAGAACGTTGTTCCTATGCGACAAAACCCTACATTTCATAAAGTAAAAAAGAAAGGGAAAGTCAAAGGGATTATGGAGGCGAACATCGGCACAGAAGAAGGACAAGACTTGCTTCGACAAATGACATTTAATAATCCAGAAGCACTGAAGAGTGCGGTAGGTGAAAAATTCTCTTCCAAGCCTCAAGAATTGTTTAAGCCAAATGAAGAACTTGAAACAAATTATTTGCCTAGAATGCCAGAACTACAAAAATTGATGCAAGAGCACCGTGAGGCAGCCGTAGAGCACAAAGAAACCAACGAACTCCATAAACAGGCTTTAGAGCACGATAAAGAACAAAAAAAAATAGCTGAGGAAAGAGCAAAAGAGCGGTCTGCAATCCAAAACAAACATGAACAAAAACAGGAAGCACATTTAAATATTAGAGCTGCCGAAGAAGCTTCAAACGCTGAAACAAAAGCAAAAACTCAAAAAGAAATTAATAAAGAAAAAGAAAAACTCGCTATGGCTGAAAGACATCATGCAAAAATCAAAGGCCTTGCAGAGGCTAAAAATCAATCTTTGAAAAATAAGATGCAGCATGAAAAAGACTTGAAGGAAGCAGAAAAAGAGGTTCAAAGGATACGCAGGAATCTTAGTAAAATGGGACATTTAACATTGAAAATAGCCAGGAAGATTCTACCATGAGTATAAAAAGATTGTTTTTTGTTCAATTGATTATATAATGCAATCTATGAATAAAAAGAGGGGTGATTTATGTTTAGATGTTTTATTGGTTTGATAGCACTGTATATCGTGTTTGTATTGATAAGTGGATCTGCGTTTATGGAAGTGATCCGTGAATCTATAGGAATTACACCCCGCGAGTAAACTATAGAGCAATTCGCAAAACAGGTATACAATAAGGCATTCAAACAGAGGATTGTGAAGAATAAATATGCTGACATTATCATTTAATCCAGTGTGGAATTTTCAGGATCTTACTGGACTCCAAACTAACTCGAACTACTATTTGTTTACATTACAGAACACTTTCCCTTATTTATTCTCACCGATATGGAAGGATCCAGACTTCATAAGCAATTGGAGCGATCCGATTCAGTTTTTGGCCAATGGAACACTTCCTCCAAATCTTTACTGGGATGACTCACTAACGTACCGCTTAGAAGTCAGAAAAGGCCCTACTCAGTCTGACGCACTTATTTATCTTGTAGAAAACTACATTCCAAATTCATCAGGTGATATACCAACACCGTCGTCAGAAGCGGCTACAACAGATAACCAATTAAGCAATCCACAATTTGCGACTGTTTATCAAACCCCAATCACAAGCACTGCGACTACAATTAATTTTGCACCTGGCTGGCAAATAGTTGGGGCTGGCGGCTCAGATGGAAGTGTAACGATTACTCAAATACAAATTGACGGAAGTGCAGATGTTGAAACTAATCCTTCTTATGCAATTCAGATAACAAGCAGCGGTTGGTCTACAATCACCTTACAACAAATATTTAATGGCAATGGGGCGCTTTGGGCTGGCCAAGCGGTCACTATGAGCCTAACAGGTTTATCAAGTCCAGAAGGATTAACGGTAACGGGTAATATTCACTATTCAAACGGCGTCACAAGCCAAAGTGTTATTACAGCGGTTTTAAGTGCGGGGTATAATGAATTTATAGGGGCATCAGCTCTTGACTCAAGCACAAATACTGACCCTCCTTCATCAGCTCAAACTATCTATCAATTAACTTGGGCGGCTGGTGGAACTGTTACTTTAACAAGTCTTCAATTAATTGGCGAAGCCGATCCTGTAGAAATTCCTTATCAGCAAGTTACTTTAGAACGCCAGCTTGACCAAGAATTTCATTATTATTCTCCTCAACTGGCCTATAAGCCAGTTCCATCTTATTTGGTAGGATGGGACTTTGCTTTTAATCCATGTCAGGCATTGGGAACGACTGTCGCAGCGGTTACAACAGGAAGCGCGAACAGTTCATATTATGTTGCCGATCAGACCATATTATTTCAATCTGTAGATGCAAGTTTTGGAATGACTCAAAATGCTAGCGGAATGGTATTCACTGCGGCAAATACGAGTTCATTTGCCTTGGTTCAGTACTTAAGCTCAGTCACTGCGGTTGAGCTATTAAGCCAAAGAATGTCATTGCAGCTTAAAGGGTTAAGCAATCAATCAGGATTAACGGGGACAGTCTCTCTAGCCTGGATTAATGGCTCACTTCCAAGTGTGCCAATCAGCTCAAATTATGTTTCAGTTGTTGCCAGTATTGTGTCAGGTGTCCCCACTTTACAAAGTGGCTGGGCTTTCGTGCCAAGAGGACAATTAAGCGTTAACGCTCCTTTCACTCTTTCTACTTCTAGCCAAGCTTTGAGTTTTAATCAATTCGATGCTACGGCCGTTAGTGGTATTGCTAGTGCCACTTATTTTGCCGTAATTATTGCATTTAACTCAGTTACTGCGGCAAAAACAGTCACATTGAATTATTGCTCACTTAATGGTGGAGATATTCCTAGTAGACCTTCTGCGGAATCCCCAGACCAAACAAAAGCGCGTTGTTATTACTATTATGAAACGAGTTACGCAATTGGTATTATTCCGGGGGCAAACTCAGATGTAAATTGCCTTAATTTTGCTCAAGGAGTACTCACTTCTTCTGGAACGGACGGTTGTATTCCTGCTGCATTTTCGTTCAGATACAGGGTTGGAAAGCGAACAGCGACACCGACGCTAACTTTATACTCCACTGTAGGAACTTCAGGAAACGTAGGGGCAGATATAACAAATGTTTCGTTCAATACACTTACAAACGCACCTATAACGAACTGGGTGGCTCAAACAAATGGATTTAATGGTGCCGCTTATGTTCCGGCTCAATTAACAACCAAAATCAGCACATGCACATCAGGCCCCAATCCATCAAGCTGGATTCAGTTTCAATACGTATCTGACGCTCGTCTTGGACAGGTTAACTAGGAGAACAAAAAGTGGCAATTCCTTACGGCAGTTCGTTTGACATTACAATCCCATTCAGCGACACGGATGCGCAATTAACTTTAAGCGCAACAGATGTTCTGACATATACAGTTCCAGGTATAGCAACACAAAAATACACGGTTCTATTTTCTTACAACGCGACAGAAAATGTGTATGTAGGACTTAATGTTACTCCGGCAGTTCCTATGGCCAACAGTATAACAACTGTATCTTTTGTAGAATTTAGACCCGACAAACGTTATGTGAAAGGTGGCGATGTGTTATCATTTATAACACCAGACACAACCGTTTACATGGGTATATCCCTGCGTGGAATCCCAAACTAAGTGAGACATTCATGCCTGTAAATGTAATTGCTTTTAGCCAATTTACAAACGGCGGAACTCTTGTAGAAGGGGACATTGTCGTTGGTTTGGCAGACGGAACAAATGCTCAGTTTACAACTGCCAATGCGAGTGGTTTCTCCTGGGGCACAGTAACAACATCAACAAACATGGTTACTAATGCAGGCTATATCACGAATAGTGGCAGCCTGATTACTTTGACTCTTCCTACAGTTTCATCAGTCGGCGATTACTTATCAGTAGTAGACCTAGGGGGAGCATTGTGGCAAATAGCGCAAAATGCAGGACAAAGCATCATTGTCGCCCCACAAGTTTCAACACAAGGCGCAACAGGGTATCTTGCTTCTAATTTTTCATATTGTTCAATGACTCTGGTATGTGTGATTGCAAATCTAACGTGGTCAATGCTCGGAAGCCCACAAGGGACTTTAACCATAAATTAATTAAGGGTAAAAAATGGCTATAACAAGTTTGGTCAGAGATTACGGTGTAACCCCTTGTATTGTCCGAATGTTAACTACTGACAACTTGGCAACGATTACCACAGCGGGTTATCTTGATACACAAACAATAGCTTTTAATAAGATTAATGGCGGCGCATTCCAATGGGTAAGCACTGATTTAGTTCTCGCTGACTATTCAAATGGGCAAGCATTCTTTACTTTATCAAGCGACTTTTCTTCTCTTGTTGATTTCTTTGAACCTGGCGGCGGAACTGTAACAAGTGTTGCGATGACTGTCCCTGGATTTTTATCGATTGCAGGTTCGCCTATTACAACAAGTGGTACATTGGCCGTAAGTTATTCGGGCACAGCACTTCCTGTTCTTAATGGTGGAACTGGATTAACAAGTACTGCAAACAATGGAGTGTTTATAGCTGGCAATACTGGAACGCCTGCATGGCTAGCAAATAGCGGTACCCCAGGATTTGTACTCACCGCAAACAGCGGCGCCCCTCCTTCATGGCAATCTGTGACGGCAGAAGGAGCAATTACAACAATTGATGGTGATTCAGGAAGTATAACCGCTTCTGCTGGTGTAGTTACAATCAATGGAGGCACAACTGGATTAACGACAAGCGGAAATAGCCACACTCTTTCTTTAACGGGAATATTGGCATTAGCAAATGGTGGTACTAATGCAGACTTAACTGCAAGTGCAGGAGCCGTTTCTTATTCAACATCCACTGCAATGGCATTTAGTGCCGTTGGTTCTTCTGGTCAATTATTTCAATCGTCTGGAACTACTGCTCCTGGATGGACAACTTCAACTTATCCAGCAACGAATGCGGTTAGCACACTTTAATACGCCTCAAG